ACTTGATGCGTGTAGCTGGTGTTAGATCAGCCTGATCAAGCGGCTTGTTGACATCGTACCAGATACGGCGGTCTGGCTTGCCAATGGCAGAGAGCCTAAGATTACCACGATCTTTGGGTGTGTCATATAAGAAATCTTTAATGTGAACCTTTAGCATTTCACCAAAGGCATCTATGTGTTTATCTACTTCACTCTCGTCCATGTCTATAGGATCAAGTGTGAACAGACTATATATGTCTTCAACGAGAGTGTCTATTGTTTTCATAATAAAAAGAGGGAGAGAGTAAGGACCAGAAACTCCCTCCCCCTTCCTTTCTATGCTAGTTAAAAGGGAACAGCCTCAGAGTTCTGGACGTAACCGCCATCTACAGGAGCAAAATCCTCTCGGCTGTCGCTGTATTCAATAAAGTCTACGATCTGAATTGCTGCAAGGTCAGCAGAGATACCAGACTTACCAGCATAGTTCCATTCGTAAGGAATAGCCTTTACATTTACTTTACTACCGTTGGCTACCAGCTTACCATTCCACAGATTATTCTGTGAGTCTTTTACAATAGGTGCTGCACGTTGTGTACCATCCTTACGCAATACCTTACGCTTGATGGTTACAAAGTCACCACGATCATCACCCTTGTTGGCGATGGGCAGACCTGCGCTTTCAATGACTGAGCGATTGTCATCGTCCACTTCTACCTGAATGCTCCACACCGGATCAAACTTAGTATTAGGCT